ACTGTCAAAGTCTCTGAGAATAAGTACAAGGATGCAGATCCTCGTATACAACTTATTCTTGAGGAATCTCGAACAGTTGAGGCTAAAGGTCCTGATTATCATATCAGTGTCGAGGAGAAGCTTCATGACTAAAAAGGATATGGAAAACATATTACATGCGTTAGGGGAGGCTTCATTTGCAGGTTTATGTAGGTTTGTCTTTAAAAGTAAAATGACCAACATTGTTGAAGTCGTTCACTGCTTTAATAAAGATAAGTTTACAACTGGTATTGACCTCCCCGCTGTTCGTATAACTATTGAGCCTGTAGAAGAACAAGAGGCTAAAAAGATAGAAGAACAAAGAAACAATTTAATTAATTAGAAAGGATAAAAAATGAAGATAATAAAAGCGTCGGAACGACTAAAAGAGACTAAAGGAGCAAAGATTGTCATAGCAGGCCAAAGTGGTGTTGGTAAGACAAGTCTTTTATTTACAATACCAGAGGAAGATACACTATTCATGGACCTTGAAGCAGGAGATATTGCTTTAGGAGAATGGAAGGGTGACACAATCCGTCCAGAGACATGGGAAGAAGCTAGAAACTTTGCCTGTTACTTTGGTGGCCCTAACGCAAGTTTGAGTTCTGATATGCCATATTCACAGGCACATTATGATCATCTTGTTGAGCAGTATGGAGATCCATCTGAGACACATGCAAAGTATAAAACTTTGTTTGTTGACTCTATAACAGTAGCAGGTCGATTAAGCTTTCGATGGTGCAAGCAGCAAGACGAAGTTCTTACTGACAAGACTAAAAAGATTAACATGCTCGCTGTGTACGGTTTACATGGCAGAGAAATGCTTGATTGGCTAACACAACTACAACACATAAGAGATAAGAATGTTGTACTGGTTGGCATTCTTGATGAGAACACTGATGAATTTAACCAGAAGATTTTTAAAATTCAGGTTGAAGGGTCTAAGGTAGGTAATGAGCTACCAGGAATCGTTGATGAATTAATTACAATGAGAATTAATCGTGACGAGAATGGAAATTCATGGCGTGAGTTTGTATGCCGTACAGACAATCCGGAAGGATTCCCTGCTAAAGACAGAAGCGGAAAATTAGAGACTGTTGAAGAGCCGCACTTAGGTAAGTTGTTAGAAAAACTTATGGCACCTAAGACAAAAACTACAGCAGAAACACTTAAACACGATATACCAAACGTACAAATACTAACCAACAACGAGGAGACAATATAATGTTAAATTTTAATGAAGCAGAAGAACAATACTCAGGATCAGGAACAACAGACTTTTCACCAATTCCAGAAGGTACAGTTGTAGACGTACTTTTGACGATAAGACCGGGTGGAGCAGGCGATGGTGGTTTGTTAAAACAATCTCAAAGATCTGATGCCCAATACTTAGATTGCGAACTTACTGTAACGAACGGTGAATACGCAAAGCGTAAGATTTGGACTAACCTTACCGTTATGGGCGGAAGCTTAGACGACAATGGTAAGAGTAAGGCAGGCAATATATCTATGAGAACAATCCGTGCCATGCTTGAGTCTTGTTATAACATTGAGCCAAGAGATATGAGCGATGCAGCTAAAGCTGTTAGGGTTCTTTCTTCTTATGGCGATCTCAATAACTTAGTTTTTAAAACAAGCGTTGGTACTGAAGAGTATAACGAAAAAGTAAGTAACAAGATTGATAGAATAATAGTACCAGGAATGCCTGAGTACAAACAACCATTAGGCCCAGACGGTTTAGTTAGAAGTTCCAAACCTTCTAATGCCCCTGTACAAGCCGCTGTTGCAACTGCGTCCCCTGTTGCCGCAACCGGTTCTGTAGCTGAAGCCCCCAAGGCTCCAGCAAACAGTTCAGGGAAACCATCATGGGCATAAAGACAGTAGGGATTTAATCATTTCCCCTACCCAAATAAGGCCTGTGGGAGAGCCTTTCTGTCTAAATCTCCCACAAAAACTTAGGAGCGTTCTTTGTCATACTGTTGGAAATCATTATCTGAAGAACAATCAATCATTATAAAGAAAGCAGGAAGGAGAAGAATTTGTGGATTATGTAATGGCATCGGCCCCAATCCTTTTATTCTTAGGCATAATAGAATTGGTTACGAGAATATTTTAAATTACTTTGGGTGCATGCAAGCACTTGATTTTATTAACAAACAGACTGAAAAGGGAAATAAGATGTATACAGGAACAGAACCAGAAACAAAAGCCGTACAAGATACTATTAAAGATATAGTACCTAATTTTGAGGCTATTGGTTGGGAAACCAAGATAGCAGAAATATCACCAGACCAAATATTTGATTTAGTTACAGCACTTTTAGTCTCTTATAGACAAAGATTGCATGAAAGAATACGAGAAGATGTAGAGCAAACATCATCTGCAAATTATGGAACAGAAGATTTTAAAGGAACTTTAAAGGAAGAACCACCAAAAAATAAGAAATATACTGACAAGGAGCTCTGGGACGATCCCATTCCTTTTTAGTATGATAGATCTTAATCCACCTATAAATACAGGAGACGTTAGTGATGTGGTTACACCGCACATTGATAAAGCTCTAGTTCTTGAAAATCAAAAAGAACCTAAACGAACATATCTTGGGGCTTCGTCTCTTGGAGAGCCATGTAAAAGAAAACTACAGTATCGTTACATGCAAATTCCACCAGACGAGGGCAAAGATTTTAACGGAAGAACTTTAAGAATATTTCAAGTCGGTCATAACTTTGAAGACTTGGCTATAGCTTGGCTTATAAAGGCTAAGTTCAATTTATTAACACAAGACAAGCAAGGTCGTCAGTTTGGTTTCGACTCAGCAGATGGTGAAGTAAAGGGCCATGTTGATGGTATTATTACAGATGGTCCTGTTGATTGGTCTTATCCATTCTTATGGGAATGCAAATCAGCTAACGATAAGAAATGGAATGAGTTTAAAAAGAAAGGAACTAAAGAAACTAACCAAGTGTATTACGCACAGGTAGTGTTGTATCAGACTTATATGGGTTTAATGGACAACCCAGCTTTGTTTACTGTTGTAAATAAGAACACGCAAGAGATATATTTTGAGAAAATACCTTTTGATGCTAAGGTCGCACAAAGGGTGTCGGACGCAGCAGTTTATATTTTAAAAGCAACAAGCAATAATGAGATGATGCCGAGGGTAGCAGCAAAAGCTGATAGCTTTTTATGTAGATTTTGTGAATTTAAGAAGAGATGTTGGGATATAGAAAATGATAAAGAACAGCAATCTGGACTTCAACCAAGCTGGAAATGATATTCCATCGCAGTTTGATGTAACAGATTTTAAAACGAGAGCAAAAGGGTCGCTTAAAAGTATATTTGGGTACATGTTTCCAAATGGACGTATTAGGGGTAATGAGTTTGTCATAGGAAACTTAGACGGATCTCCAGGGGACTCATGTTCCTTTAATTTAGATAAAGACGGACTAGGAAGCGAGTTTAACGGCGGTAATTCTTTCAGTGATTTCATTGATGTATGGTCTTATTCTCAAAATATATCCTTTCAAGATTCCGTTAAAGATATCTCAGAAAGATTTGGGATACCATTGCAACATACTTATGTAGCTCCTGCGGAGCCTGTATATAAACCAGAGCCCAAGCAACAAAGAGTTATTGAGCACAAGTACCTCGACAAGGACAACAACTTATTATGTAGTGTGCTTCGCATTGAATATGACAATGGAGATAAAACTTTTAGACCTAGACTTGTAACAGGCGAGTACAAAATGCCTGCCATCAGACCGTTGTATAACATACCAAAGATAGTAAACGAAGACACTGTAGTCTTTGTCGAAGGAGAGAAGTGCGTAGATGCATTAACCTCGAAGAACATTCCATCAGCGAGTGCGATGGGTGGTTCAAACACCTCTATGGAGAAAACAGATTGGAGCGTCTTAGAGGGTAAGAATTTAATTATATGGCCAGATAATGATGAAGCTGGAAGAAAGTACGCCATGAAGCTCTCTCACTTTCTAAACAACAAATGTGCATCAATTAAAGTAATAGATATTCCAGATCAAAAACCAAGAGGTTGGGATGTTGCTGATGCAATTCAGGAAAATTTTAATATTGACGATGTATTAAATGCTGAAGGCACAGCTCCTATTAATTTGTTAAACAACTCTTTATCTGTTAAGAATTTAATTCAAGGCAAAGCCCCAGCCTATGAATATTTGTTGGAGTCAACTTTACCTAAAGGAGTAGCAGGAATATTAGCTGCCTCTGGAGATACTGGTAAAGGTTTATTGACCCTCGACTTGGGCATGAAGGTAGCATATGGCAATGTCGGAGTTGACACCGCTTTTGATGCTACATTACTTGATAACGGCAATGTCGTTATTTTAACTGCGGAGGACGAAAAAGATGAAATACATAGACGTATTGAAAAATTGGATAAAGATGGGCATAGATTTAGGGAAACAGGCTGTGAGTTACGCATCATCCCTTTTCCAGACCACGGCGGCGTGGTACCTATCGTTGCAATCCAAAACGGTCGACCTGTTATCACGGATGAGTGGAAACAGATTGAACGACAAATCATGCAAATGGATAATTTGGCTCTCGTTGTCATTGATCCTCTTGCTAGTTTTATTCTAGCAGACATC